ACATGATCATCCTGGATCGGGAGCACTGACCATGGCCGGCGAATGGATCAAAGTACGCACCAACCTGTGGGACGACCCACGCATCGGCCAACTGTGCGAAATCACGGACCAAGGCGAAGCAGCTGTCATCGGCGGCCTGTACTGGCTGTGGGCCACCGCTGACGAACACTCGTCGGACGGCCTGCTGTCCGGCATGACCACGCGCACCATCGACCGCAAGACCGGCGTTCCCGGCCTAGGCAAGGCGCTGGTAACGATCGGCTGGCTCTCAGAAAGCAACGACGGCGTTACCGTTGAACGCTTCGACGAGCACAACGGCGCATCTGCAAAGCAGCGCGCACAGACTGCAAAGCGCGTTTCTACTCACAAGGCTAACGCAAAGGTAACGGAACAAGCGTTACCAAAAACGGATGACACCGTTACCACCGCGTTACCTAGAGAAGATAAGAATAAAGAACAACTTCCCCCCATACCCCCCGAGGGGGGCGAACCCGTTGAGCAGAAACGTAAAGCTGCTGTCTCGCTTCGCTCGTTCCTGGACGACTGCCGTTCGACCGGCACCACGCCGATCCCTGACGGCCATCCGGTGTTCGCCTATGCCGACAAGGTGGCTCTGCCCCGCGACTTCCTGGCCCTGCAGTGGGTCGAGTTCAAGGACCGCTACCAGCTGCCGGACGCCAAGCGGTACAAGGACTGGCGCACGGTGTTCCTGAAGTCGGTGAAGGGCAACTGGTTCAAGCTCTGGTTCGTCGGCGCCGATGGGCAGTACGCCCTGACGACCGTTGGCCAGCAGGCGCAGCGTAGCCACAAGGAGGCCGCATGATCGAGCAATTCAACCTGCAGGCTGAGCAGGCCGTGTTGGGCGCGCTCCTGGCCGACAACGACGCCTTCGACCGCATCCCCGAGCTGGACGCCGCCCACTTCTACCGTGGCGACCACCGCACCGTGTTCGCCGAGATCAGCGCGCAGCTGGCCGCCGGCAAGCGCGTCGACGCCGTGACCCTGGCCGAGCGCCTGGATCGCGACCTGCTGCCGTACCTGGTGAGCCTGCACGGCTCGGCGCCGAGCGCGGCGAAGATCGAGTACCACGCCCGGATTGTGGTCGAGAAGGCGACGAAACGCGCCCTGTCGGCCCTGTCGGTCGACCTGGCCAGCGACGCGGAATCGGGCAAGGACAGCACGGAGTGCATCGCCGATGCCGCCGCCAAGCTCGACGCACTGGCCCAGCGCAAGACCACCAGCGACCCGCGCCGCCTCGACGCTACCCTCGACCAGTATCTGACCCTGCTGCAGGACCGCATGGAAGGCAAGGTGCGCCCGATCCCGACCGGCTTCGCCCACCTGGACGACATGCTCGACGGCGGCCTGGAGCGCGGCACCCTGACTGTGATCGCCGGCCGCCCCGGCACCGGCAAGACCGCCGCCGGCCTGGGCATCTGCCGCAACGTGGCGCGCGACTTCTCGTCGCTGTTCTTGTCCATGGAAATGTCGACGAACCAGGTCAACGACCGGAACATCTCGGCCCTGGCCCAGGTGGACATGAGCTGGCTGCGCCGGCCGGGCGAGACCCGAGGCGACACCGAGAAGTGGGATGCCGTGATTACGGCATCGACCCACTCGCGCAACCTGAACCTGTTCATCGACGATCAGACCGGCCTGAGCATCCCGGAAATCCGCGCCAAGGCCCGCAAGATCAAGCGCACCCACGGCTGCGACATCATCTGCATCGACCAGCTGTCGTTCATCACCGGCGCCAAGTCGGACAAGCTGCACGAGGCGATGGGCGAATACACGCGCGGCCTGATCGCCCTGGGCAAGGAACTCGACGCCGCCGTGATCCTGCTGGCCCAGCTGAACCGCGAGTGCGAGAAGCGCGCCGACAAGCGGCCGATCATGTCCGACCTGGGCGTGTCCGGCTACATCGAGCAAGACGCCGCCAACATCATCTTCCTGTACCGCGACGAGCTCTGGAACCCGGAGACCGAAGACAAGGGCATCTGCGAGTGGATCGGCGCCAAGCAGCGTCAAGGCCACCCCGGCGTCGTCGGCATGCGCTACGTCGGCGCGCAGACCAGGTTCGAGACCCTGCCCTACCGCTGGTTCCGCCGTCCGCCGGCGCCGGTACGCCTGGCATCGAAAGGAGGCTTCAATTGACCCGCGCCCACGAACCCTGCGCCATGTGCGCCCGATTCACCCGCCAGGGCCACGACCAGCAGGCCGCCCACGGCCTCGGCTGGTGCGTCGGCTACGAGGTCTACGTCCGCGCCGACTCGCCGCCGACCGTGCTGTTCAAGCCGGCGCCGCGCGGGCAGATCGGCGAGAGGCAGGCGTATTTGGCGCAGCACCAGGGCAAACAACAAGTATCTGAAACGGAGGCTGTATGAGCATCATCCACGTTGTGTCGGTATCGGGCGGGAAGGACAGCGCCGCGACGCTGTTGCTGGCAGTCGAGCGCTTCGGTGCGCGGCGCGTGCGCGGCATCTTCTGCGATACCGGCAACGAACATGAGGCCGTCTACGAATACCTGGATTACCTCCAGCTGGCGACAGGCGTCAAGATCGTTCGCCTGGTAGCCAGCTTCGCCGACGAGATCGCTAACAAGCGCATGTTCATCGCCCGCGACGTCCGCACTCGTCGTGGCAAGGATGGGCGCCGCGTCCGCTGGACGAACAAGGCGAAGCGCCGCGCGCTGGCTGTGCTGCACCCGACCGGCAATCCGTTCCTTGACCTGTGCATGTGGAAGGGGCGTTTCCCGTCGCGAAAGGCGCAATTCTGCACCGAGCACCTCAAGCGGAACATGGCCGTCGAATATCAGCTGGGCCTGGTCGAAGCTGGCCACACCGTCATCAGCTGGCAAGGGGTGCGCCGTGACGAGTCGCTGAACCGCCGTGATGCGAAGGCGTTCGAGCGGATTGCCCCTAGCATGTTTGCGTACCGGCCGCTTGTCGAGTGGACCGCTGCCGACGTCTTCGCCCACTGCGCGCGGCAGAACATCCAGCCAAACCCACTGTACAAGCAGGGCATGACGCGGGTCGGCTGCATGCCTTGCATCAACGTCAACAAAGCGGAGCTGATGCAGATCGCGAGCCGCTTCATCGAGCACATCGGCCGCATCTACACCTGGGAGCAGATCGTCGCAGCATGCAGCAAGCGACAGGCCGCCACGTTCATCCCAGCGCCGGGCCGGGGCAAGGTGATCAACGATCAGCAGGCATATGCCAAGGAAAACGGCATCTGGTCGGTCGTGGAATGGTCAAAGACCAGCCGGGGCGGCCGGCAATTCTCCCTTCTGACCGCGTTGGACGAGCCGGCGGCCTGCTCATCGGCCTATGGCTTGTGCGAGTGAGGGCCGCATGATCCGCACCCCCATCGCCCGCACTGGCACCCTGAAGCCCGCGCGTACCCGCAAGTGCGCCATCAAGGGTTGCACCAACCGCTTCCAGCCGCGGAACATCAGCCACAAGGTGTGCGGCGCCGACTGCGCAGCCGTGCACTCGGCAGCCGAGCGTAAGCGCCTGGACGCGAAGCAGACCCGCGAGCGCAAGGCCGCGCTGAAGACGCGCAACGACTACCTGAAGGAATCGCAGGCCGCGTTCAACGCGTTCATCCGCGAGCGGGACAAGGATCTGCCGTGCATCAGCTGCGGGCGCTTCCACCAGGGCTCGTACGACGCTGGCCACTACCGCTCGATTGGCGCCCAGCCCATGCTTCGCTTCCACGAGGACAACACGCACAAACAATGCGTCCCATGTAACCAGCACAAGAGCGGCAACGCGGTGGAGTACCGCATTCGCCTGCTACTGCGCATCGGCGCCGATCGGGTTGCGTACCTCGAGCAGGAGCACCCGCCGGCCAAGTACACCATCGACGACGCGAAGCGCATCAAGGCCGAGTATGCGGCCAAGCTCAAACAACTGAAGGAGCACCCATGACGACGCCAGTAAAGGAATCGACCCAGCGCGTGCGCGCGCTCCAGCAGGTGCTGCTGCACGAACTGACCCTGGGGCCGCGCACCACGAAGAAGCTCACCGCCGCCCTGAGCAATGAAGACGACCAGGCCGTCTACCGCGCGATGCTGGGCCTGGAGAAGGAAGGTCGCGTGACCAGCTTCTCCGACCGGCGCGGAAGCGTCACTGGAACCGTTGGGCGCGTGTGGACCCTGGCGGACGCGCCACCGGCCAAGCCGCTGCTGCGCGATCCGCTGGTGGCCGCATTGTTCGGGGAGGCGCCTTGACAGAGCAAGAACGCCGCGACATCGGCCTGCGCCTGGAGAACTGGAGCCGCTGGGCCACGGCCGGAGCCCGCACCATCGGCGTCAGCCCCACCGGCGCCTACTGCGACCGCCTGCGCCGCGAAGCCCTGGGCGACGAGCCGAAGCAAGGCGACCGCCGCCAGGTGGACGAGGCCGACGCGCTGCTGATCGAGCGCGCCATGCCGAAGCTCGACAACCGCAACCGCATGCTGCTGTACTGGTGCTACATCAAGCAGGCCCAGCCCGAGGTGGTCTGCCGCAAGATGAGCATTGCGCACCGGCCGGCGACCGTGTTCGTGGAGCAGTTCAGGCAGGCGCAGGCGGCGGTACAATGTCTGCTCGACAATGAAAGGAAGCAGGCATGAGCCAGTGGGACCCTGATGACGATGACCTCGTGGACGAGCTGCCGGCGCCGCCGCGCAAGAGCATCCCCGACGCCGACCGCGAGCTGCTGGAGCTGGCCGCGCGCGCGATTGGTGCTGTGCGCGTGGAGGACGTCGACGGCGAGCAGTGGCTGATCCTGCACTTCGCGGACGGCACCGAGGTGCATGGCTGGAACCCGCTGCTGTTCTACGCCGACACCTTCGAGCTGGCAGTGAAGCTGGAGTTGGACGTGCTCACGGCGGGGGCCAGGATAGGCGATGAGATCGCGGCAATGGTGCAAGACGGGCACGCGACGATTTGTGAGGTCGAGGCGCACGCACATGATCCTGCGGCCGCGACCGCCCGTGCTGTAGTCTGCGCCGCTGCAAAGATCGCAAAACAACGTGCCTGAATGAAATCTCTTGACTCACGGCAAACTCAACAGTAAATTCCAAGCTACAACTTAATTCCGTCCAGAAATTCGACGCGCACGGTTCCCTGATGGGAGCCTGCGGCGTCTCTGGCGCACAAAGCCCGCCCCGAAAGGTCGCGGGCTTTTTGCATTTCGGATCACCGGAAGCCGCCCCGGCAGCGAGAGCGGCACATCAAGGAATGCCATGCACGACGACGACATCGAATCCGAAATCCACGCTAAAGGCCTCACCGCGCCACGCGTCAAGCCGAGCGACATCGAGGCGAACATCGCCAGCGAATATTTCTTCACGGCTGCGGAAGCCGTCGCTTACAGCGGTGGCGTGCAGCACCGCGAAGGTCCACTCGGACTCTTGACCTTCTGCGTGCTGGTCCTGCGCAACGGCTTCACCGTCACCGGCGAAAGCGCCTGCGCCAGCCCCGAGAACTTCGACGCCGAGATCGGCCGCATGATCGCGCGCCAGAACGCCGTGCAGAAGATCTGGCCGCTGATGGGCTACGAACTGAAGCAGCGCCTGCACGAAGCGGCGTAATCGGCCAATGCGGAGCAGCGCGCGATCTGCTGCCGCCTCACCGGCGTAACCGGTGGCCACACGAAAGCCAGGCCGCGCGCTGAGGCTTCCGTGTGGTGAACGCACGACCAACCAACCGCGCCCGAGTGGCGCCCATGCGTTGCGTCTCACCACCCCTTGTCTCCTGGGTCTGCCTGGACCGCAGACCCCTTCGCCCGGCCACGTGCTGGGCTTTTTTATTCCCGAGCCACCATGACCCTCACTGCAAAGCAGCAGCGCTTTGTCGCTGAGTATCTGATTGACTTAAATGCAACCCAGGCTGCGATTCGAGCCGGCTACAGCGAAAAGACCGCCGGATCAGTAGGCGGCGAGAACCTGAAAAAACCTGAAATCGCTGCGGCGATCCAGGCATCCATGAACCAGCGCACGGAGCGGACTCAAGTTGACGCTGACTACGTTCTTCGCACCATCGTCGACACGATCGAGCGATGCAAGCAGGCCGAACCGGTGCGTGACCGTGACGGCGAAACGACAGGCGAATACAAGTTCGACGCTGGTGCCGTGCTTAAGGGCGCGGAACTGCTCGGCAAGCACCTCAAGCTGTTCACCGATAAAACTGAGCTGACCGGCGCCGGTGGCGCGCCGCTGACCATTAATGTCTGCTTCGACTGACCTGACCGCGCGTTTCCCGCGCAAGCTGGCCTTCCTGTTCAAGCCTGCCCGCTACAAGGTGGCGCGCGGTGGGCGTGGCTCTGGCAAGTCCTGGAGCTTCGCCCGAGCGATCCTGCTGCGCTGCGTCCAGCAAGAGACCCGCGTGCTGTGCACCCGAGAGGTGCAGAAGTCGATCCAGCAATCGGTGCACCAACTGCTGTGCGACCAGATCGCGGCCATGGGGCTGTCGCATCTGTTCCGCATCCTGCAGACAGAGATTCAGGGGCCGCACGGTTCTGCGATCCACTTCGCCGGCCTGTCGGACGTCACCGCAACTACGCTGAAGTCGTTCGAGGGCGTGGACATTTGCTGGTGCGAGGAAGCGCAGACGATCTCAGAAAAGAGTTGGAAAACGCTGACGCCGACGATTCGTAAGGCCGGGTCGGAAATCTGGGTGACCTACAACCCCGAGCTGGAGAGCGACGCGACGCACGAGCGCTTCGTGCTCAACCCGCCGCCCGACTGCGTGTCGGTGCTGATGAACTACAACGACAACCCCTGGTTCCCTGCTGTACTCGAGCAGGAGCGTCAGCACGCCGAGGCCACCATGCGCAGCGAGGACTACAAGCACGTGTGGGAAGGCCAGTGCAAGCCGGCGGTCGAAGGCGCGATTTACTTCGAGGCAATGTCGGCCACGGTCGCCGCCGGCCGAATCCGCGAGGTTCCGCACGACGCTTCGCTGAAAACGCACGTCGTCTTCGATTTGGGCATGGCTGACAGCATGACGCTGATCTTGGTGCAGAAGGTGGCCTCGGAAGTGCGGGTGATCCACTACATCGAGGGTACGCAACGCATCCTGGCCGACTACAGCGCCGAGCTGCGCGCGCTTCGCCTGGACGACCAGCCCATGAACTGGGGCCACATATATCTGCCGCACGACGGCTTCCACAAACGCCACCAGACCGGCAAGGATGACGCCGCTGTACTGACCGGCCTCGGCTGGAGCGTGATGCAGGTGCCGAACGTGGCGGTGAATAGCGGCATCGACCGCGCGCGCGAGGTATTCCCGCGCGTGTACTTCCACAAGGAGCGCTCCGCCCGCCTGGTCGAGTGCTTGAAGCGCTATCGCTGGAACATCAACAGCAAGACCGGACAGGGCGTGACGCCGCTGCACGACGAGTTCTCGCACGGCGCCGACGCGTTCCGCTACCTCGCACTGGTGGCCGACGAGCTGCGCAACGAGGAATGGGGCGGCAGCCTCAACTATCAATCACTGGGAATCGTATGACCAAAATGACCGACGACGAGCTGCGCAGCGCGGTCGACCACGAAGTGTCGGAATCGGCAGCGTGGACCGCCTCGCACCTGGCCGCCGACCGTGAACGCAACCTCGCCTACTACCACGGCCTGCCGATGGGCAACGAGGTGGACGGCCGCAGCAAGGTGGTGAGCTGGGATGTGTTCGAGGTGGTGGAAAGCGCCGTCCCTGACCTGGTTGAGCCCTTTTTTGCTGGTGACAACATCTGCGAGTTCGAGCCGACCGAGCCGGGCGACGAGGCGTATGCCGACCAGGTGACCGATGTGGTCAACCACCTGATCAAGAAGAAAAATCCGGGCTTCCTGATTTTCCAGACCTGGATCAAGGACGGCTTCCTGTCCAAGATCGGTATCGTCCGTTCCTGGCAGGACAAGACCAAGAAGGTGAAAAAGGCCAGCTACAAGGGCCTGACCGACATGCAGCTGGTCAAGATGGTCAACGACCCACGCATCACGATCCTGACCCACGACGCTGCGCCTGACCCAGACCAGGCCGAGGTGAGCAACGCGCTGGCCGAGCCGCCGCAGATGCTGCACGACATCGACGTGGTGATCGACAGCGGCCCGCGCGGCGTGCGCATCGAGAACATCGAGCCGTCGTCGTTCATCCTGTCGCGCCACGCGAAAAAGATGGAGGACGTGACCTGCATCGGCGAGCTGCGCACCTATACGCGCTCGGACCTGGTGGCCATGGGTTTCGACCGTGCGCGCGTCGAGCGCCTGAGCGACTACCAGGCCGCACACGCCGACTTCGCCATCGATCCGGACCGCCTGATGCAGGCCGACCACGGCGAAGGCGCGAATCAGCAGCTGACCCTGTTCTTCGGCTTCGTCAAGGTCGACTTCGACGGCGACGGCATCGCGGAATGGCGCCGCGTCTTCATGGGCGGCAATGACACCCTGGAGAACGAGGAAGTCGAGGACCACGAATACAGCATCTGGTCGCCGATCCTGCTGCCGCACCGCATCATCGGCATGGCCCTGGCCGATCCGGTGGTGGCGATTCAGGACACCAAGACCAGCCTGCAACGCCAGTACCTGGATTCGCTGTACCTGGCGAACAACCCGGCCACGTATGCGGTCGATGGCCAGGTGAACCTCG